TGCTTCGTTGTCGGCTTGTGAAGAAGACGAAGTTCGGCGACTTCTTCACGAAGTTTGTTCAATTCTTCACGGAGTTCCTCCATTGTTATGAAATTGATTTTGTGGAAGGAAGTGAAGAGACTTAGGTTAAAATTTTCTTCTCAACAGTATATTAAATGAACCGACCTGTATCCAATGTTCTCGTGGAAGCTCTTGTCATTGGTGTTATGAATGCCGCGCTTATTTTTGGTATCAATCAAATGAATCTCAAATTGGACACACCTGTTCTACACCTCATTGCAGGTGCCCTCATCCATATCATCTTTGAATATACAGGGGGGAACAAATGGTGGTGTACACAAACTTACTAAACAATTTCAATTTGATTATGTTTATCAAAATTGTGAACACGTGAGTATACTTCATTCCAACCCAAAACACTCCATTGATCATATCTAGACCATGGATACACTTTACCATTCTCCCCGGCAAAGTGTATAACATTCATACCCCTGTGAAAACATATAGCACAGTCAAGTTCGTCGTCATCAATTAATGTATCTAGTCTCAATGAATTACAAATATCACTTTTTTCAAGTTCTTGGCGGTGTAAATAGTTATTAGCAAATATAATGTCGTCAAAAATACCAGGAAAATAAAAATTTACCCACTGCTCCGTATAATCTCTCATGTAATCGGGTCTATTAGAAATTAAATAAACCTTTTCAAAACGAGGTTTTAATAAACGAAGAATAGTTTCAGAACCATCAAGGGGTCTTGTCATTTTAAAAGAATCTGTTTCAAAATATTCTTTTACCATCCGATTACATTCGGTATTACTTACACCCAAAAGTTCCCTATGTGTGTAGTGATGTAATCTCCTAGTTGGTAATTTTATATCGTAATGTTTTGTTATGGGTTTGATAAAGGGGAATAATATTTCATCTAGTTCAATGGCGATACGATTCATCTATTCATTACAAATATTTTGAAATCCTTGTCTAATGCGCAGCTTGCCAGTTCCGAATCTCCTGATGAATTCCCAATTCTGCCTCACTAATATCATCTCTCTCTCGCATTTTTTCTTCGTATTGTGCCGTCAAATTGTCCAATAGTTCTTGGGTATTTGCATTTGTTTTATCCAAATACTCTTTGAAAAGACGATAAGGAGAATCAAATACAACTCCATTTTCACGAAGATTTTGAATTGTCAAATGCTGGAGTCTCACACCCCACCTGTTTGCAGCCTCCCTGATCGCCTCACGTCTAACAGCCTCTGTTATGTTGCGCCGAATCTTCAACGCTTTCATACGACTCTTGATCAATTTCAACTCCGCGGTGACACGACACAACTCTCGCTGCCAATTATCGCGCGCAATCCTAAGATCCTCTGGAATTAGAACGGGAGAAAAAAGAGGGGGTGGACTGTTCACAACAGTTTTAGGCACGATTTTGTGTAAGTCTCTCATAAAATTGCACAACTTCAAGTAATCCCCCTCTGGGATTGACTCGGAGTTGAGGTCAATGATGGACATCATATTGGTGAGGGCCTCCATGGTCAGTGATTATATATTTACTTATGAATTGTGCACACTTAGGAGAAATATAATCAAATATTATCAACATAGTACAACCAACTTTCAATTCTTTCAAGCCTATCCGTGATGACCCCACGATACATAATCCTATACGTATTCTCTATGTGAATATATCCTTTAGAAAGTCTCTGTATAAATTTATTAAAACTTTTTTCACATTTGAATACATTATTTGTTTTTTGATACGTTTTAAGATTTTCTGGTGTATATTCGGGAAGAGTAATATCATTTATAATACAAAAGTGTCGGATTGCATCTCTTTTTACATATTTAGATACACGTTGTATAGGTTTATTTTCATCAAGTTCGTCTTCCAAAAATCTTTTTTGTGATCTCAACAAATATTTATCGTTATCAATTGATGTCGCGAAGTAATGATCATAAAAATGATCTAAAGCTTCATCAGTTTGTCCGGGTACATACAGATTAAATGATTCATAATCAAATAGAGTATTAAAATCTTTCTGGTCTTCTTGTTTATACACATTTTTCAACAAATTACACAACTGAAGATAGTCTCCCTCGGATAATTTATCAGAGTTTTCATCTATAATTTTCATAGCATTTCTAAGATCATCCATACTTATATATTAAAATCTCGTGTTTTCTAAGTAACTTTAACGTCTTACATTTGCCACAGGTGAACCCATTTCAACCATATCATCATCTTCGTCGGTCGTTTCCAAAATCAAAATTTTCAAAGGGGGGTAATAAGAATTCTTGTCCATGAGTGTTATAATCCCGTGCAAAAGAATATTATTATAATATTATATTTTAAATTCTAACTTAGGTGCTAAATCCAAACGCTCGCATGAAAAACCTCTTATCTTCTTTACTGTCAAAGTAGACCCTGAAACCCTTTCCGTAATAAGGCTTGGGGTCATCTAGGGACTCGGAATCAGAATCCGGTTCAGATTCAGATTCGTAATCCGTTCCATCTTCAGAACTCTCAGAATCAAGGTCAGTCTCGGTGTCAGAGTCCCGGGGATCCCATTCCTCCGACTCAGACTCAGTGTCGGAATCAAAATAGTCATGATTGGAAATGATAAACTGAGGACGAGAACACTTTTTGCACTTAATACTGATAGACATCTTTCTTATTTACTTCTTCTACAAGTCTATTCCTTATTTACCTTTTTATCATCTTCATGAGTGCTACGACCACAACTACACAGCATAAAGACACATCAAGACCTGACATATTTATTTTTTTTTCATTACACCCCTTTTCTAAAGAACGCCGCAAAAAGTATAACTACAATTATACAACATAAAGAACTAGAAAAACCTGAAATAATAATCATTCCATTGTCATTATTATTTGAATCAGGTGTTTCTTCGTCGGGGACCGGTGAGGCCTCGTCTACACTACCTTCTGTCGTTCCTATTCCGCCCGCTTCAGCTTCCGCTGCTTGTTGTTGTTGTCTGATCTGATCCAAAAATTCTTCATCCGCTTGTTGAACCATTTACATTATACATTCAAAAAATTATCTCCTAAATCTCCTACGTGGCGGTGGTGTACCACCCGCCGATAAAAGTAGAATCATTATCAACATACAACAGCACACCGACAAAATAGACCCAAATGCTATGTATAATTTATTATAGTTATCACCAGATTCCGACGATGGCCTGGGTGATTGTCCCGAGGATGTATCACATGCTTGTGTATTACATTCTCTAAGTTCCATAGTTGGACTAGGGCATGCAGCGCCACCGTGAGCAGATGGAGTTGTAGTGGTCCACGTTCTTGTTTGTGTACCACCACCGCATGGTACATTACATGGCTTATAGTCACTCCATGAACCTACACAATCAATAGGACATGGTTGTGTATTACACGCTTGACTTTGTGTAGTTGGGCTAGGGCATGCAGCGCCACCGTGAGCAGATGGAGTTGTAGTGGTCCATGTTCTTGTTTGTGTACCACCACCGCATGTTACATCACATGCACCATAATCACTCCACCCACCTTCACAATCAATAGGACATGGTTGTGTATTACACGCCCGACTTTGTGTAGTTGGACTGGGGCACGCGGTGCCACCGTGTTTAGGATTTTTTGTGGTGGTCCATGTTCTTGTTTGTGTACCACCATCACATGATGCACTACACTCACCATAATCACTCCACGTACCTTCACAAGGTTCTGGTGCGGGTGGTGGTGCTACTATAGCAACCACGGGATCAACCACGGGAGCAACAACGGGTTCGACAAAATCCACAATGGGATCCGTAATTACGGAAACGGGTTCGACAAAATCCACAATGGGATCCGTAATTACGGAAACGGGATTTTCTCCTCCCATGATGTTTTAATTTTATTATATACATTCAAAAAATTCTAGACGTTTGTGTAGAGTTGGAAATGTCTTCTTCTTCCATTCCTTTTCAACGTGGTCAAACATTTTTGTGCGACACTTAGAATAGTGTAACCTTTGAGAGAGGGGATACTCATCACAATCCTGTCTCTCGGGTAGACCCCTCCAATTTTCAAAATTGTCTTCGTACCATTGTCCCTTTTCAGTGTTTTCAAACTCTACTTGTAAACTCTCAATAAGTTCATCGTGAAGTTCTTCATCACTCTTCTCTAGAGTTGAATATTCCTCGTAGAGTTGATCCACAAGAATGGAATCAATCTTAGTAGTGAGAGTCAAGATTCGTTGAATTTGAGCATCATATTGGGTGTCACCAAACTTTACAAAGTTTTCACAATGTCTCTTTTTGAAATGTGAGAGTACATTTTCACACTTCAAACGAAGGTCTTCAAGTTGTTGACGATTCATCTATTTTCAATTACAATCTCAGTCCTTATCTATCTTAAGTTTGATTTAATACAGTAGTGTCTAAAATCTCTCTGAGCCAACGTTCCACGATGAACAAACCACATGAGTTCATCATATCCTTGAGTCTGTGTGAGCTCCCTCCAAAAAGTTTTACATGCTTCACGAACACAAGTAAGGATTCTCAGTTTTTCAATACTATCTGGGTCGTTACTGTAGTCAATATAAGCGTCACGGAGGCCATCAACGGCTACAATCCATTTATGGCACTTATTGAAAGCATCAGATGTCATAATGAAATCATCACTCACGACATCCGGTGTTACGCGGAGAGTTGTTTGATCCTTATTGAGGTTCTTCATACATTCACACATCTTGATATAGTCCCCTTCTGGGATTCGTTGGGAGTTTTCATCTATGAGGCTCATAAGTTCTTGCATTTTACTTAAAATTACAATATCTTTACGCTACTTAGGTTACATCCCTTTTCTAAAGAACGCCGCAAAAAGTATAACTACAATTATACAACATAAAGAACTAGAAAAACTTGAAATAATAATTAACCCGTCGTCACTAGATATCTCTTTTTCGTCGTCCGCGTCTTCATCGGCATCCGCATCTTCATCGGCATCCGCATCTTCATCGGCAGCCGGTTGGGCCTCATCATCATCCGTGTCATCTTGTGTGTAACCTGATGGTTCCGAATCTGGGTTGTTCCCGACCGATTTAACCAATGCCTGGCGAACAGCTTGAGCCTCTGGTGTATTAAGTAGTTCCTGCATCTGAGCTGGTGAAAGTGTAGACATTTCTTTATATATTAGTGAGATTTAAATAAGACATAGATCTCCTCTTACATCGTTTCTCAATTCCCTCAAATTCATCAAAGAGTGGTTTGATGTCATTATTTCTATATTGTGAAGCACGAGCTCTATCAATAAGATTAACGAGATCCCATGACATGTCATCCTCAGATTTTCTCATTTTCAAACAAAAGTCTAATAAACTCTGTGATTTCTTGAGAAGAATCTCCAACTTATCGCGTCGTGAAGTGTAAGTGTTTTTGGGCATCTCTATGTATCTCTTTTCGCCAACTTCATTAACAGTTTCAATCAAATCATTTTGTATCATTTTGTCATAAAGAGTTCCCTTGGTTTGTACAGGTTTTGGGGCAACGAGATCGTAGATACTCTGTAATAAGGAGAACATTTTTTTGGTGTAGGTGGGGGTTCAATGGGAACAGTGCAGTACAGGACTTCTTTCCAAATGATTTCTTGTACGTCTCTACACAAAGGAGACGTTGCTTGGAGGAATGCAATTCGGAGGTCGTCAGATGCGACACCGGAGATACCGTTAAAGGGTCGGTTTGAGTGAACGTGAAGGTCGTGAATAGGAACGATGTATTCAGTCATTTTTTACATTTTCGGTAGAATCCTCGCGACTTAGGTCTCTTTCGAGCTTAATTCGCTCAAGATCAACATCCAAAATGAATCGGTACGGGGCATCCCAGACAGCTGCCCTGACCCACTTACAAATGTTCTCAACGTAGAAGGGGGTCATAGAAATGAGGGTAAGGTAAATAGCCTTGAGGTACATTTTATTCTACTTTGGTTTGATGTTTTTATATTTGTTCATTCCTCTATATACATCAACTGCTACTAAAACTGCTAAAGTTGTATTTAATCCTATCGTGAACTTTGCTATAGGTGGAATCATTTACCCCTGAAATGAAAACAGAATATTTTTTATGTTAGTATACTTCAGAATGTCATTAGACGACATACCGAAGAAGACACAATATGTCATAATTGACTCAAACTTTGTGAACGGTACGAACAATGTATTTTCTCTGGATCTTCAACTCGAATCCAATACCCACGTTGAAGACATGAGTCGTGTTCTTGGTATCAAGATGGTTGACTTCTACGTCACACAAATCGGTGAAAATGATGGCATCAACTCAAATGTCGCAAAGTTTATTGACATAGTGTGTCCAGAAGTCCCCAAAGTTGCTCAAATACTTGATGAGAGACATGGACAAATTCTAGCGAGGATACCCCTAGAGCGACACTTTACGGGTAGTAGTGGAATTATTTTGAGAGATAAACAAGCTAAACTGTTTGGTCGTAAGACAAACTACTTCAATCCCATCTCCATCAAGAAGCTCAACTTCAAGATTTATGAACATCAAGATGACGGAGACTACACATTACTTCAACCAGATGCTAAGTGGTATATGATTCTTGAAATCACCACAGTGAATGTGAAGGAAAAGCCAAAGAATCGTGAAGTTCAAATACTCCAGGCACTTCAGGAGTTGCTCAAAAAGATAGATACCCTCAACCAGAATGTACAGAAGTTGCCAGACAAACCACCAGAGCCACCAAAGGAAAAGTATTCCTTCGGCCTACTCGTGGCAATTTTAGCAGCCCTCTTTGGAGGATTCATATGGTGGGTCAACAAAGGGTCGTCAGCTTAAATAAAGAAATATGATTTGTATAATTTTCATTTATTGATATTAAAAGTTCGTTATTTATATCAATAAATGATTGAAGACATTGTTAAACTTTTTGAAAATGACGATGAAATTCCAACATATAACCAAATACGTGGAGCATATGTTGACATCGGCGAAGGTTTCAGTGAAAAAATGCTTGTTGAGACTGAACTCAAGATTGCATTAGTCCTAGATTCCAAATGTAAAAATGAGAGGGATTATTATTGGAACAAACTTCTAACTAGATGGGGAGAACGTTGGTGTTAAGCAGAAGTAGTGGTCTTCTTCTTGGTGGTAGTCTTCTTTGGGGCGACAGCCTTGGGCTTCTCCTTCTCAGCCTTGCTGCAAGGGCAAGTGCACTTGCAAACACCCGCGGCACCTGGAGCACCGGCTGGACCCTGAGGGCCTTGGGGGCCCGCTGGACCCTGAGCACCCGCTGGACCCGCAGGGCCCTGGGCACCGGCACCACCACCAACACCAGAGTCAACGATCTTCAGGAGTAGTTCATAGAGACGACCCTTATCAAGACGAGCGCGCTTAATCTCAGCTTCGATTTCTTTGCGAATAGAGTCCATTGTAATATATATAAAAGAAAGATTATCTTTAAACTCATATGATCATCATAGGAGCCCACCTCGGTAGTGGCATTGGTCAACATGCATCAAAGTATACAAAAGTATTTGACAATGCCTCGTATCACATGATCGGTTCTGAACTCCCTGAGAGTGAACACGGTCTCCTGTTCCTTTTACCCATTAAACCCCATGTAGATTACATTAAGTATGCGAGAACGCGTGTGAAAAATCTAGCCCTGATGACTGTTTGTGAGACCGAGACTGTACATGAGGACTACGGTCTAATCATGAAAGAGTCTAAAAAGATCATGGTACCGAGCGAGTTCTGTAAACGCGTTTTTTCTAGGCAATTCCCGGACAACGAGTTTCACATCATACACGCACACATTCCCACACCACCAAAAAGACCCTACACATTCTATCACATTGGAAATGTCATGGATGATAGAAAGAACTTTCATGGAATATTGGAAGCATTCATGCGCCTGAATAAACCCGATGCAAGACTTGTCGTCAAGGCTACATGTAACAAAGATGTTCAGATAAAGTTGCCAAATGTTGAAGTTATTAATGGTCTCGTCTCAGATGAAGAGATGAATAAAATACACAATCGGTGCGATTGTTACGTGAGTTTCTCAAAGTCCGAAGGTGTTGGGATGGGACCAGTTGAAGCAGCACTTCGTGATAAACCTGTGATCATTACAAACTTTGGGGGGTCCCCTGAATATGTAAAGACACCTTACACGATTCAATGTGAACTTCAAGAGTTGGAGAGAGACGACTTCCTATTCAAGAAAGGAATGATTTGGGGTAAACCAAATCCGAATCAACTCTTGGCGTTCATGAGCGATGCATACGACAAAAAACTACGCTATATGAATCACGAACATACTAAAAAACTTGTGGGAAAAGAAAACATTTTACAAGAGTTCCTCTTGAATGTAGTTGGTACCGAGTACAATGAGACCAATGAGAATGGTGCCACTCATTAGGGAACCCTGTTGGGCCATGATAGTCATCACGAGATCATCCACTGGCTGAATACCGGTGGGCTTCTTCGCGATATTTGGGACGATAACGCTGATTGCGATGTAAAGAGCCATTGCTATTATTACAGGTCTAAGAGTCTCCTGATCTAACATCATCTTTTATATATTAGCTACTGATTTTAATTCCGTCCAACTGACTCAAGAGGCTGTTCACATCCACTTTCTTACCCATCCCAACATCCGAAACCTTGTGCTTCCTGCAATAGTTTCCACAAACAGCCTTGAACTTACACGGCTTCCCAGTCATCGTCGTCGCACAACAAATCTTGTGATTTGTCCTTTGGTTAGGCACAACCTCCTTGGGTGGCGCGTCAAGCATAATTGTCGCATTACTCTTTTTCATTTCCTCCATCTTTTTGTAACGCATTTTCATCTTCCATGTAGCATCTGCGAGGTGGTAACATTTATCATTTGGCTCTCTGAGGCGATACATCCTTGTCGCGTCAGAGAGGCAGGCATTCCAGAGGGTGTCACGAATCACTTGCATTTTGTTAGTTACTTTTTACTATATTTTGGACCGACTTAGGTGGACGCTTCACCTCCAATTTGAGCTAGGTAAATATCAACTTCACCAACAAAATCGGGGCACTTCTCAGATGTTTTTCGGGTGACCATATCCTGAACATTTGTGACATGCTCTTTGAACTTCTTCACATCAATACCAGTGGCGTTATGGATTTGGGAATCTGTGGCAATGTCTTTGAGGGCGTACAGATAAGCCGCTGCATAGTTGGCGTGAAGTACAGCAATCACTGGGGAAGCATCTTGTTGGGCCGCTGTAGCGTAGCGAGCTGATTGTCTCACTAACTTTTCAATGGCTTTGTTCATACCACGAGTCTTATTCTGCATCATCAAAAATAGCACAAAAATTGCGGCTATGAGATATAGATACATCTTCTACATGTAACTGTGAAAAAAAATTAATGTATAGTATATGAACGATTTCATCAAGACGGGGAATCAAATTGGTAAAAATATTGCTCTTTTTAGGCTAATTATGACGACCTTATTTGCATGCTCGTTGAGTTCTTCGGGTACCGCTTTAATATTTAGAAAACGGAAACATACTTCGATGGTAGAAGGTGTTTATGACAGTGTGGAATGTAACGTGAAACAAGATAAAAAGGGGATTAAGTTTTATGAATGTAATGTGAGTTATACTTATGAAATAGATGGAACAGTATACACGGGTATACAGAATTATAAAAAGAGTTCAACTCAGATACAAAGTGGTGAAAAAGTAACTGTATATTACGACCCCGAAAATAAGGAAGATAGTACAATTAACTCAGTGGCTGGTAAACGTGTTGGTGTTGGTTTGATTGCTGTTGGAATCTGTTTGGTATTAATATCACTTATAGTTTACCAAGTTACACTTAAGGTAAAAGGCGCGGGTACTCTTTTAACTGGTGCTACCGCATACAATATTCTAACAGACTAAAGAAAATTACTTCTTCAGTTTGACAACAAGTCTAGGAGGATATTTCTTGATGTTATTGTAACCAAATGGTTTACGGGTTAGGGGACTGGGTTGTTTAGCGTTCTTATTCGCATTCTTTGCACGAGTCAACCAGTTCTTCAAACCATTTCTGTTATACACCGTTCTTATCTTACCATTGGTAACATTGGTTTTAATGTAAGCACGCTTAGAAGGCTTTATACCATTCTTGTTTGTGGCCGTCATATTAGCATTCATCCATGTCGTAACATTCTTGTTTTTGTTTTTGTTGTTTCTGATATTCTTGTTCAACTCCTGCAAATTGTTTTGAACATTAAAAAGTTTCCTCTTCATGTTACGAAGTTCATTTTCCAACTTTTTAAGTTTTTCGCGGTTGTTGTTGGAAGACATTTGTATTATACACAGGAAAAAATCTAACAAAATGTAGAGTATGTTAAAATCAGAACCAAATGCTAAATGTTGTCTCTGGAAACCATTTCTCAGTAAAATCAAACTCAAAAATGAAAGTAACTTTAAAGTTAAATATGAAGCGTATCCTTACAAAGGTAGTGCAATAGGTAAAATAGATGCAGCCATAGGTACGGGTGGGTTAGAAGGTAAAGCGGCACTAGATATTATTCAAGCTGAAAACATTAAACCTGAAGTGGGTATCATACCTAAAAATGAATCGCGTTATGTAACTGTAAGTAGTAGTCAAAAAGTAGCGATACGATATATGTATATACGTCTACATGATGATTATACTGAAGAAGTAAGAAACTTTGGTGTTCTTGATTTAGTAAAGTTTTTACAACCACCAAAAGAAGATATTGAAGAGATACTAAGAACAAAGAGAGAAGCTTTAGAAGAAGCTATGCGTAAAGCAGCTGAAGAAAAAGCTAAAATAGAAAGAGAACAAGCTGAACAGGAAGAACGCATACGAAAAACTGAAGAGGAGGCAAAAAGAAAAGCAGACGAAGAAAAAGCAAAAATAGAAAAGGAACAAGCTGATCAGAAAGAACGCGTGCGAAAAGCTGAAGAAGAGGCAAAAAGAAAAGCGATTGAAATAGAAAACATAAAACGCAAATGTTCAACTAAGGCTATAGGCACGTGCAGTGCAAGCGATACACCAAAACGGCAATGTCCCTATTGTCATGATTGGTACTGTAATTATCATTACCGTGTAAATAACAATATCGTCGGAGGTGGTCATGTGTGTAAACATTAAACCTAAGTAAAGAAATAAAACGTATAAATTTTAATTAAGATGGAGAGCGTCCAAAAGCTCACCCACGTTGAACACGTCCTCAAGAGACCCGACTCCTATGTCGGTCCTGTGGACAAAACGCATGAGTCCTATTGGCTGCTGAATAACACGAACAAGAACTTTCAAAAGAAGAACATCTCTTATTCACCAGCCCTACTCAAGATCTTTGATGAGATCCTCGTCAATGCCATTGATCGAAACTCCCTTCATTCTAAGAATGTCACCCAGATTGCTGTCACTGTGGACAAAGAAACTGGTGCAGTCACAATTGAAAACAATGGACCTCTTGGTGGAATTGGTGTTAGGATGAATGAGAAGGAGGGAGTTTGGAATCCCGAACTCACCTTCGGACATCTTCTCACAAGTACAAACTATGATGACTCTCAAAAGAGGATTGTAGGTGGTCGCAATGGTTATGGAGCCAAGTTGACAAACATTTATTCTTCTCAGTTTTCTGTTGTCATCAAAGATGGTGAAGAGAAGAAGACATATACCCAAAAATGGTCGGACAACATGACTACTTGTCATCCACCAAAGATCACCAAGCACAGTGCTGCAACCTCTTCGGTGTCTATTACCTTCACCCCAGATTGGAAGCGATTTGGGATGAAAGAGATGGACATCAACATCTACAAGATTTTTGAGAAACGTGTATGGGATGCAAACATCTGCACAACTCCCAACTGCAAGGTCAAGTTCCAAGGTGAGGCTCTCCCGAAGACTTCATTTGAAGCCTATGCCAAGATGCATGAAGGTGTCACAGATGTGTGCTCAGTAACCACAGATCGGTGGTCTATTTGTGTCGGACCTTCTGAGAATGGCCTTGAGCAAGTTTCTTTTGTGAATGGTATCTGCACCAACAAGGGTGGAACCCATGTGGACTACGTGGCATCTTATCTAGCCTCTGGAATCATTGACGAGATGGCTAAGAAGATCAAGTTGAAGCCACAACAGGTCAAGAATACTTTCAATATCTTTGTGAAGGCAACCCTTGAGAACCCAACCTTCTCCAGTCAGGTTAAGTCGGAGTGTACCTCAAAGGTGCAAGACTTTGGGAGCAAGTTTGAACCACCCAAGAACTTTGTGAAGAATGCTCTCAAGACTGGAATCAGTGATGAACTCACAGCTCTCTCAAAGTTCAAGGAGATGAAGGAACTCAAGAAAACTGATGGAGCTCGTAAGTCTAAAATCACCGGTATTCCCAAACTTGACGACGCAAACAAGGCTGGTACAGCTCAGTCTTCCAAGTGCACGCTCATCGTGACAGAAGGTGATTCAGCGAAGACCCTTGCGGTTGCAGGACTCTCTGTGGTGGGTCGTGATCACTACGGTGTGTTTCCACTTCGCGGTAAGTGCAAGAATGTCCGAGATGCCTCTGTGGCACAGTTGACTTCAAACCAAGAGTTCAATGACCTCAAGAAGATCTTGGGACTCCAACAAGGTAAGGAGTATAAGGACGTTTCAGAGCTCCGTTATGGTCGTCTCATGATCATGACTGATGCGGATAATGATGGCAGTCACATCAAGGGTCTCATTCTCAACATGATCCACTACTTCTGGCCAAGTCTCCTAAAGTTGGGCTTTGTGGTCTCAATGGTGACACCAATCATCAAAGCGACAAAGGGTTCTCAGACAAAGTCTTTTTACACTGACTCGGCATTCCGTGCTTGGTATGGAAATGGACAACAGGGATGGCGCATTAAGTATTACAAGGGTTTGGGTACCTCAACAAGTGCCGAGGCTCGGGAATACTTCAAGAAGATTCAAGATCTGACTGTGAAGTTTGACCACGATATCATGACTGATAAGTCTATTGTTCTCGCATTTGACAAGAAAAAGGCGGATGACCGAAAGTCTTGGCTTCTTGAGAGTACAGCAAAGGACTCTAGAGAGTTGGAGGTTCCCTATGGAAATGTGAAGCAGTTGGGGATCACAGATTTTGTTCACAAGGATCTGGTGAATTTTAGCCTCGCTGATCTGAAGAGGTCTATTGCCCACGTGGCGGACGGTCTCAAGCCTTCGCAGAGAAAAGTCATGTACGCATGCTTCCAAAAGAATCTCAAAGATGAGATGAAGGTTGCGCAATTGGCTGCCTACGTGGCTGACAAGAGTGCCTATCATCACGGTGAAGTTTCTCTGGCTGACACAATTGTGAAACTGGCCAATGACTACACAGGCTCAAACAATATCAATCTCCTAGAGCCATGTGGTCAGTTTGGTACCCGCCTCATGGGTGGTAAGGATGCATCTCAAACGAGGTACATTTTCACCAAGCTTGCCAAGGAAGCTAGGAAGTTGTTTGATGCCAGGGATGACCCGGTTCTTAACTATCTGGACGACGACGGGCGACCAATTGAGCCAGACTTCTACATGCCCACCCTACCAATGGTGTTGGTCAATGGAACCGAGGGTATTGGTACAGGTTTCAGCTGCTATGTGCCACCCTTCAATCCCAAGGATATCAAGGATAACATTCAGCGAATGTTGAGTGGTATGTCTCTTCGTGAGATGACTCCATGGTTCCGGGGATTCAAGGGGAAGGTTTTCAAGGAAGATGGATCTTGGGTCACCGAAGGTGTTTGGAGAGACACTGGTTCGCGTCTCAAAGTGACTGAACTTCCACCTGGTCGCTGGACACAAGACTACAAGGAATATCTAGATACCCTTGTGGAGAAGAAGATGATCGCGAACTTTACGAACAACTCCACAACGGAGGATGTTGACTTTGAGATTATGGGATACAGTGGTAAAGACCTCATCAAGGATCTCAAGTTGAGGAAGACGTTCCATACCTCAAACATGCACCTATTCCACCCCGTGAAGGGTATCCACAAGTACTCTAGTCCCGAGGAGATTCTCAAGGACTTTGTGGAACTCCGTCTTGATCACTATGTGAAGAGGAAAGAACACCTCATTAAGGTTCTCCAAACGAGGGCAACTATGTGTGACTACAAGTCTAAGTTTGTCATGATGGTGATTGAGGGTGACATCGTGGTGTTCAAGAGGAAGAAGGATGACCTTGAGAGGCAGTTGGCCCAGACTTTTCCCAAAATTGGTGGAACTTATGACTACCTTCTCAACATCAAGACTGTGCAATACACCGAAGAGTGTGTGCAAGAACTCCTCAAAGAGTCTAAACAGGCTAAGGAAGAACTTGAAGTGATGAAGAACACCTCACACATTGACATGTGGAAAATGGATATTAAAAATATGTAGACAATAGATAGGTATGGGTGAAGCTGCGAAAATTTCGCTCAAAGCTATTGGAAAGCAAGACACCTACTTACTTTCCAAAGATCCAGACGAATCATTCTTTAATTATACCACCGATCGGAATCATTCTGATTTTAGAAAGTATCACAGAAGTCGTAGTATTTTGAAACCTGGTAACGCTGATGCCAGTTGGCCTTTTAATCGTACCATCAAGGTTGAATTCAATCCAAGAAATATGGGTGACCTCTTGAGTAACATGTATTTGAGTATCACCATGCCCGCTATAACCGATGGTAATTACGCGGATCAATTGGGTCGTCATATCTTCAAAAGTGTCACGATGTTTGTTGACGACATTGAAGTTGAGAAGATCTATGACGATTGGGGAATTATATATGACGAGCTTTATTTAGAAATGTCTGAAAAGGTAGCAAATAGATTCCTTGTAAACAGAAACCTTGGTTTTGATGATGCACCAGATAACGCGGCTGTGGCTCGTTATAGTTCCGATTTGGTTATTCCAATTCACTTCTTCTTTTCTAGAAAGTTTGCCAGTGACGAATACTCTTCAAACAAACCAAACAGACCCTATTTCCCAGTGTGTGCAATCCACAAACAGAAGATTGAGTTTGAGTTTGAGTTCCACGAACAGACATTTTTTACAGACACTACAGACACGGTGACTCTACCATCCTTTAACATTATCACTGAGGAGATAACTGTGAGTCCCGAAGAGAGAAACTTCTTTGCATCTCAACGACAGACGATGATAACGGACCTGGTAAGGAAACACCCTGTGATAGTTAGTGATCTCAACAGGGATGTCATAAAGAACAACCTTGTTCCAAACATTCCTGTGAAGTGTATTCACTGGTTTTTGAGGAACACCACGTTTGAAGATGAAACAGAGGCAGTCGGGGACCCCGTACCCGCCACTGACGGTGAACGCCTTTATCAGAACCGTTTTAACTTTTCATCGTCTCTTGATTTCCAAGGTGAAAATACATTCTTCTATCCTCTCATGTCTGAGGCTAGTTTCTATATAAACGGAAACAAGCTTCCAAATGTGAGTAAAACGGACCACTCATACTACAAATACTTAATTCCATTTCAAAAAAGATTGGCAAGGCCAATCAGGAACATTTACACATATAGTTTCTCGTTGAATCCGATAAATGTGGAACCATCGGGAAACTTGGACTTTAGTCAGATACAATCTGAAAAGACTAATATAGAAGTTAAATTAGATACTTCTATAATTGATATTACAACAGAGACATTCTCTCTACACATGTACTACACGGGATACCAGACTTTCGTATTCCAAAATGGATTCATGTCAATTGCTTACTAAAAAGTTTATCCTTGTTGTTGCTAATATAGTCAATGATGTTATTCTTGATACACCATTTGATGAAATTCAACTGAGCCAAAGTCGTTTGGATTTCATGAGATGTTCCCGGGACTACATAGGCAAACTTTTGGGACCGACAGAATGGATCAAAAAGTTGCTTACTGTAACCATTCAGACTAGACTTGTAGGCGCAGTGAACCGTAAATAGTTTACCGTCACATGTCTGATACGCAGTGTGGTTCTTTTTCGCATAACTAGTGATAAACCATTCCAAATTGCGGAGGCTGATACCACTTGACTTGTCTAGGATGTTCAGTAGTGTAGTCTTATTCTTTTCGTCGTTATAAAAGTTGTTTATAGATGTTAGTAGAATATCGTTTTTGCTCATTGTTATATTAGACCCCCAAATCTATAAGCTCGTTAGAAGATTCACATCCTGGACACCCTCTAACATACATTTTTTCTGGGCCGTGGTTGTGTAGACTTGAACTAGAAAACGTTCTCTGACAAACACGCTGCCCTTGTAAAGCGTGATGTCGGCAATATCCATTCTCAAATGCCTTGAACCCACATCTCTGACCATTATTTTTTGTACCCTTACATGTCGTAATCGTATAAGAGTCTGGGATGTCTTTTAAAAGTTGATCCAATGGTATACCATGCTTTTTTGAAATTTTCTCGGCGAAATCATTGACGACTATGTTTATACGCTCCTCCAACTCTTCGTCCATGAGTTTTACAACTTTATCATACATGCTCATCCTTACTTTGTGTTAGCTCGTAATTTTTAAATAGGTCTTCAACGGATTCCTCCTTTTTCATTCTTGCCTCCTTAAGACGCGCCCTCAAAATGGGTAATGTACCAGTCTCCTCTAAACCAAGACGCTTACATTCATTGATGAGTTCATCCTTCTTCATACCACTGAGGGATGGCAACTTCGGAGGCTTCTTGGGTTTATGTTGGTCAATAATCTCACCGAAGATCTCCTCTTTCACGTTGTCATAGAGAGGATCCAAAAGGTCACACACAGGGTTAAGGAACTTGTTCAGGAAATAGTAGTGATAATCCACGGGTACCTCATTCTCTTCCACATACTTGGGGTCTTCAGCCTTCTCAAAGGCTTTGGCCTTGGGATCCTCCGTCTTTGTGAGAAGATAGGGTACGCGATCTCCAGATTGTGGCTCTGAACCGGGCTTTCTCTGACGCATCTTAGTAACCACCTGTACGTGGGACTGATTGATATTGATACTTTCGGGGCTCGTGATAGAGACAGCTTTACCACCAACCTTATAGGAATCTGAGAGAGACTGACTCAATACAAGCTTGTCATTGGGGACATCACCTGAAAGTAGCTCAATCGCCCTCTCCTTGGCAAGTTCCTTTGGTGGACCAGGGTCACTTGAAGTGAGCACTACATCTAGAAGCTCTTTACAAACCTCTCGAACATGTGGTGTATTGTCTCGTCTCACGAGCTGGAGACCCTTCACATCAATGTAGTCCATATGCATCTGGTCATCCTTACCCTTTGTCCATAACTTTGCAGCGTAACGCTTTTTGGAATACAAAAAGTAGGGCCAATACACCTTCTCAAGCTCCAAGTTGTTTGGCTTTTTGAAAAGAGCCGAACACTCCTCAGCGGCCCTTTCACCCACTTCCCAACTGTAAGCTATGGCTTCCTCACCCTTACGATCACCCACATCAAACTCAACCATCACAGAATCCGTGTCCCCATACCTTACCTTTGATCCGGGGAAGTGCTTCTCCACATAGTTCTTCGTTTCCTCAATCATTGAACGACCCTTTGAAGTTGTCGTAGATGCAATTGGAACACAAGGAAGAATACCCTTACCAGCGCCAGTGAAGCCGTAAACCGAGTTCATACTGATTTTATAGGCGAGCTGCTTACCATTGTAGACTTCCTTCATGAAACCCGTCGCCGCAGCCATGTCTCTCTTAGCCTGCTTACGGAACTGCTTGAGCTCTAGAAGGATTGCTGGTAGGAGACTTGGTACACCTTGTGCAAACTTGTAGGTGCGATCACCAATATTGAAAGTCTCAT